GGCGGTATTCTTCCAGCGTCAGGTACATCGCAATACAATGAGTTAACCTATGTTACTCGTAGAGCTTTTATCCCCAAGCTGGTTGTTCAACTTTATAACAGCACACCCTTGATGGCTGCTTTGATTGCTAACAGTCAATCCGCATCTGGTGGTGTATCCCAAGTAACAGTCCCAGTACAGGGCGCACAGTTTGTTAATGCACAATGGTCTGACTATAGTGGTTCTTTTACACAACCGTCAGTTCAGCAAGGTGCTTTCAACGCTGAGTTTAACCTCAAGTTAATGATAGCTCCAGTTCCGTTCCTCGGAATGGAAGGTGCAGTACAGCAAGACTATGCCATTATTCCATTGATCGAAGCTCGTATGAACGATGCGACCAACGTAATGATGGATGCAATGGCTACTGCTTTGTACACTAACTATACCAACACACAACAGTTCATCGGTTTACCTGGTGCTATTGATGATGGTACAAACATGACTACCTACGGTAACATCAATCGTTCTACCTTTACTTGGTGGAAATCAAAAGTGTACGCTGCTGGTTCTGTCAATCCTACAAGACAAAACGTCTTACAATACATTTCAGGAACTGTGAAGAACGGTGCTGAAGTGCCTACGTTTGGTGTTTGTGGTTTTGGTACATGGACATTACTAGCACAAGACTATGTTGGTCAAGAACAGTACGTTATTACCCCAGGAAACGGTTTTGATGGCGATGCAAATGGTCCATCTGCTGCTTTTAGGGCTTTAATGGTTGCTGGTGTTCCTATTTATCCTGATCCGTACTGCCCAGAAGGTACTGTTTACTTTATTAACAGTAACTACATGAGTTTGTACATCCACGATCAAGGTTCGTTTGTGTTTACTGGCTTTGAGTCTACACTTCCTAACTGGCAGATCGGTTATGTTGGCGCAGTTTTAATGATTGCCGAGTTGGTAAGCGTTAAACCTAAGTCAATGACACGGGTTTCAGGTTATAACTCTATTTCTTTATAAGGAGAAAAAACCATGTCACTCAGCACAAATAAAATCCTTGTTTCACAAACACCCACTAATACGGCAAGTTCATTTTTACAACCCGTCATTATTACTAGTATTGGTATTGGTAACTTAACAGTTATGAACGCTGGTGTGTCATCGGCACAGTTTGTACCTGCTGGTGTATATATCATGCCTTACTCGACAACTTCAAACGTGTCGATTGAGGTAAATACATACCAAAATGCGACTGGTGTTGCCGTTAATAACTGGGTAGCGTATGTAGCAGTTAACACAGGCGGTACAACAATCTTGTCTGATGGTTGGAACGTTCGTGCGAATGCCTCTACAGCCACGCAATCATTAACTCTCTATACCTCAAACGGTGGCAATGCTGTTGTTGGCACTTACAACGTTTAAGGAGAGAAATTATGGCAAACCCAAATAAGGTCGGTAATGCAACTTTAGATAGTTTTGGTTATGGTCGAGTTGGATTTGTTCGTAATGCGAGTTTAGCAACAGCAGGTCTAGGCATTGTAACCATCCCTTTAAATAGTGGTGGTTTAACCAATGGCGGTGCAGTTGCTAACTCAGGTAGTGTGATTATTCGTCAAATTGTAATTAGTGATCCAAATGCAAGCGCAGCAACGGCAAACATTTCTATTTCTGTACGTTCAACGGGTAATGTAACTTCTCCTAACGTAGTTGTATCGAATGTTATTACGACACAATTAACAGGCGCAGGAACATTTATTACACTTAACATTGCTGAACCGTATTTAACTAACACCGCAGTAAGTGGTTCTGTTACTTCTGCTTTATTTTTAAATGTAAATACAGCCGTAGCTGCTACGTGTGATATATCAGTTTTTGGAAACGTAGTGAGTTTCTAATGACTGTGATTTATGTTACAAACCGATCTGATAAGAAACTAAAAGATGGTCTCGGTGGTGTTTTTTATACTTTTCCAAAAGACACTACCGTAGAGATTCCTGAAGAAGTGGCTCGTCATGTATTTGGTTATGGTAGCGAAGATAAAGAAGTTTACTTGGCTAGGTTGGGCTGGTGTCTTACTTCCAACGATTTAGAAGCTGCTTTAGCTATTCTTGATCAATGGGAAATTGGTACTCAACCGCCAAAAAAAGACCAATCGTTATCCCCGTTGGTGGAAAAAGTACCCCTACCTGCTAAAAGGCAGGTTCGGGGAAACATCCTTAAAATAGCGTCATAAATGATGGAAATTAAATGGCAACTTTGTCAAGTTACCTCACCGCAGTACGTAGATTGTTACATGATGCTAATGCCAATTTTTACACGGATCAGCAACTAACTGACAACATCAATTCTGCTCGTGAGCGTGTAGTAAGAGATACTGGCGCATTGCGAGAAATCGTTGTTGCTCAAGTACCATGTCAAGTCGCACCTAGCGCAACCATTAATTCTGTCACACCAGCTTTTCCTACGCAATGGTTAGCAGATACCGTGGTGACGGCAAATTCTTTTGTATTTAGTAATATTTTTATTTACCAGTACATGACAAGTGGTACGTCAGGCTCAACTGCACCACCGTACCCAGGCAATAGCAGTTCTAATTACGATAATTACCCACCAAGTACAGCCTTTGCAGACGGCACAGCTACTTTACAGTATGTCGGCAATTGTGAGAACATTTCGTATGAGGCTTTAACTAATCTCATGGGAACAAGCCCATTATCACCAAGTTCAGGTAATACAGTTTTAGATATTGTAAATATTAATTTATATTGGGGAAATTCACGTTTACCCATGAATTATTTTGCATGGTCAGACTTTAGTGCTAGATTGCGGTTTTGGCAGAATTATATTGGTCAACCTTTAGCATTTAGCGTGTATGGTCAAAATACCATTTATATTGGACCAGTTCCAGACCAAATTTATCAAGTAGAAATAGATTGCGTATTGTTGCCTAATCCGCTTAATTTAACTACACCAACCATTAATGATGCTATTAATGATCCGTATAGCGCAGCAGTTCCGTTTTATTCAGCGTATTTAGCTAAATTCTACGAACAAAGTTTTGGTGAGTCTGAGATATTTAAACAAGAGTATCTCAAACAAATCAATAGCATTATTAATTCTGTGTACACAAGGCGTTTGCCAAGTGTTTATTCTTCTCCATATTAATTATGGCAGCAGCAGAACAGCGCAAGTCCTACCAAGTTGTTAAACAATTTACAGGACTAAACACTAAAGCCAATCGCACTTCAATTGATGAGAAAGAATTGTATTGGCTAGAGAATATCCAGCCTATTGGTTTTGGTAATCTCAAGATTATTCCTAACTATAGTGCTGTTTATAGCGGTAATACGGCTGTAACTTTTGCTAGTCCTACTTATTTGTATTCTATTAATTTAGGAATTACAGATTATGTAGTTTCTTTTAATGCTAATGGTAGCGCACAGTATTACAATGTGATTGATGGTTCTACAGGAACAATTGCTATAGCTGGAACTTTTACTGGTTCTGGTGTGCAAGTAGCACAATGGAATAACGAATTTATGATGATTATTGACCCAAATAACGGGTTATTTTCATGGGATGGTACACATTTAATAGAAATAGGCTCAATTGGTGTAGTTGCTATTAGCAATGGTGGTTCTGGTTACAACGTTTCACCTTCTGTAGTTATTTCTGCACCTAATAATACCAATGGTGTACAAGCTAATGCTACCTCCTTTTTAACTACTGGTGGTAATAGTGTTTCATTTATTGCACTTACCAACGCTGGTACAGGTTATAACACTACACCAACCGTTACGATTACAAGTGCTAATGGTGCTGGTAATAATGCTACGGCAATAGCGAGTTTACTCAATTTTAAGACAGGCACGGTCACCATTAATGTAATTACTGGTGGAGCTGGTTACACGAGCGCACCAACAGTTAATATTAGTGGTGGTGGAGGCACAAACGCTGCTGGTACAGCCATTGTTTTAGGAAATATTGTCACGCAAGTGGTGATGACTAACTTTGGTAGTGGCTATACAAACTCTGCTAACCTAGTAGTTTCCCTAAGTGGTGGTGGATTTACTAATGCAGCGACCATTACTGCCACGATTAACAATACAACCAATACTGCCATAGCTACTTTTAGTGGGAGATTGTGGATTGCTCAAGGTAGAACTATTTACTATAGCGCAGCAGGTTCTTATTCAGATTTTACAAGTGTATCGGCTGGTTTTTTAACATTAACTGATTCAACCCTACACGGTAATATTACGCAGTTACTATCGGCTAACAACTTTTTGTACATTTTTGGTGATGATTCAATCAACGTATTTTCAGATGTTCGAGTACAAACCGATGGTACAACTTTATTTACCAATACCAACGTTTCTGCCTCAGTAGGCTCTA